ACTCCATCATCACAGCAAGCTTGTTCCCACCAATGACCCCACCGGTTACAAATCCGAGGCGCTGCTCCATCCAGGTCGGCAGCGGACCGCCCTCCTCGTCTCCGAAAGCAAGGCCTGCGTTGTGCGCGAAAGCCTCGAACTTGCCGAGGGTCCCAGGCCGGGAGAACGCTGCGCGGATCTGGAACGGAAGGTTGTAGCGTGTCCAGGTGTAGAACGGCACGATGAACTTCAAGTTCTTCTCATACTCGGTGAGGTCTCGGTAGTCGAAGTGGATAGACTTGGAGAACGAGGCTGCGGCAAGTGCGTCCTCGTAGCGCGAGAAGCCTTCCAGGTAGGCTGCCATACGGACAACGAACTCTTCACGCTCTGCGGTGTTCGCCATGTTCTTCAACCACCAGTTGTCGTTGATGATGCTGGAATCTGCTATCTTTCCTGCTACTGTCCGCGACACACCGATGCCGCTATCCGCGAGGGCAAGGTTCTCGCGAGTCGGGTTCATTGTAGCCCGGCGCTCGGCAAGGCTGACGTTGCGACCATTGAGAGCGTCAAACACGCCGCGTTCCAGGGCGTCTGTGGCGCGGTTGTACTGGACTCCGTGGTCCAAGAACCCGCGAACGATGTCGTATGCCTTTGTGCCATTCTCATCAACGGTGAAGCTAAGAACCTCGGCAAGTTTAGTATCGATAGCCTTCGCCATGTCGGCCGGTGAGATCTCACCCTTAGCGCCGAGTTCATAGACTTCCTTCATAGCGGCGTGGACGGCACGCTCGATCTTGGCGGCTGGCATGTAGCGGGAAGCCTTTACACCGGCAAGCCAGTTGTTGATGGTGGCGCCGATACCGTTACGCACGAGGTAACCCGGACCACGACCGACAGTAGCGTATCCTCGGAAGATACGCATGATCGGCTCGATGTAGTCTTTCAAAACTGTGGCTACACCCTGGTTAGGGTTGTTCACGCGATACATAGCGTTGATGGCGTCTACGACGCCCTGACCTGCGAGGTATCCTTCAAACTTCTGCGGGAGGCGCTGACCGCGATCCGGGGTAAGCGCAACGAGACCATTACTGAGATAGCGGCTTGCCCGTGTCTCTGCTTCCTTGCGGGCGACAGGGAGCTTGCGGACCGCATTGAGCGCTGCTTCCAGGTTCTTGATGTCACCGGGGCTTCCACCGGCCTTGCCGTAAGAGTCGATGAGTTCCTTGATAAGGCGCTCTGCCTCCACCCAGTTGTCTTCACCGGCGGCCAGCAGGTTGTTGATAGTGTCGAGGTTCTGGGCTACCACATCACCAGCCGCCTTGTTAGCATCTACCATTGCCTCTACTTCTTTTGCGCTGGCCTTAGCCTTATCCAGCTGCTCGGCGGCCATACGCTCACCACGAGTTCCGTGGGTAGCCGACATCAGGTCGTTTTGGATCTTGCGCTGGCGCGCTGCTCCCTTCTCGGCGGCGCGGCGAAGAACCTCTGCGTCAGTAGCAGCGTCCCCCATCTCCTTGCGAACTTCGTCTCGAGCCTCGTTGAGTTCTGTCAGCTTGTCCTCGTACTTGCCACCACCGCCGGTGACCTCATTGACGGCTTCCTCTGCTGCGTCCTTATCAGCGGTGCGCTTTATGACGGAAGCGTCTCGGGCATCTATCCGGCGCTGCTTACCAGGCAGGCGGTCCGAGATACGCGCAGCCTCCGCCCCGGTGCGCGGTGCTTCCGCAGCAGCCTGAAACTCCGCAGACGCCCAGGCCAGATTCTGCCGAGCCTCAGCAGCCCGCTTCTCTGCGTTACGCAGTTCCTTGCGCGCCTGGCGCTGAGCACGACGAAGCTTCTCATACTCCGCACCACGCTTGAACGCAAGGTTTTCCAACTTCTTGTTGATGCTTTCCAGTTTGCGCTGCGCCTTGCGAACAGAAGACTTAGCGGCTTTGTGTGCCTTCCTTGTGGACTGGACGGTTTCGCGCAGTGCGTCCCGTGCTGCGGTAAGGTCGGCGCGAACAGCGTCCCCCTTAGCAACTGCCTCTGCCTGTTGCGCAGCGCGCTTAGCGACAACCTCTTCACTACGCTCAACCTTCTTGGCAATGCGCTCTCCGCGAACTGGCTCGTTGTTGAACACCTTTCTCAGGTTATCTGATACCTCACCGAAGATCTGTGAGAAGGTAGACTCTGTGACGCGTGGGTCTTTGACGATAAGACCGGCCTCAGTAAGGTTTCGCACCAGCTCGTTAGACTCTACACGGGCACGAGCAACCTCTGCGTGCTTAGACAAGACGAGGAACATGTCGTCCTCAAACATGCGCTCTTTACCCTCGGCTGCGCGCTTAGCGTTGATCTCCAAGTTGCTCATACGGCGAGACACGAGTTCTCGTGTGTCATCGTCGAGCTGCTCAACCATCAGCTCCATGTACGCTTTTGCGCTCATCGCCGGGTCAGTGTCAAAGCGGCGGTTCCACGATGGGTCCTCCGCGATGTTCTTCTTGGCTTGTTCCAGGGCAAAGATACGGGGAACGTAGTTCGGGTCGGGATCCAGACCAAGAGCCTTGGCCTCTGCCTGGAAAACCTCACGTGCCTGTTGGCCTGCCCGGATAAGACGGGCCACCTCTTCGCTCTGAGTATCAACAGACATAAGGGCGTCGTCGAGGGCAGGCTTGTATCCGTCAAACGCGGCGTTTACAATGCGGGTGGCAATCTCCTTGTCGCCAGAGAAAGCGTCGATGCCCTCGCGTGCCGCGTCGGCTGCGGTGTTGAACGCAAGCGCCATTTTATCCCCGGCCATAGTAGCAAGGTTGTTAGCCTCCACATACTTGTAGAGCTTGCCTGCTGTGGTTGCCCCGGGCTTGTCGAGGCTCTTGACGCCGAGAGCCGACAGGTCGTGGATCATCTGACCGTACATGTCTCCGAGACTACCAGAGTAGCGGCGCTTGATACTTCCCGGTCGGTTGATCATCTTACGCCAGGAAAGACGCGCCTCGTTTGCCAGGTCAGCAACCTTGCCAAGTTTGGCCGCATCCACAGCCTTGCCACCACCCTGGGTGATGTCAACACCAAGACGCGTAAAAGGAACCTCTACGCGGAGACCGCCACGGAGTTCGCGACTCTGCTTGCGGATAACTTCCTGCGCTACCTCTTGTGCGTTCTCGACTCCCGCCCCGGAGAGAACTTCACTCAGATACTGGCGGGCGGTGCGGCCTGTTCCGCGAACACGACCAGTGACGATGGCGTCACCAAGACGCAGCTCCGCGAGATCGGCAAGTTTGGTGAGACCTTCCTCACCCTCGTCGAGAAGGCGGGACACGCTGATAGCTGCGTCCTCTGCGCCCTGGCGACGAAGCTGATCTGCGGCAAGTTTCTCAACAAGACCTTCTCCGAGTTCCTTTCCAGTCTTCTTCGCCACCGCTTCTGGGAGTTCGCGAAGAGCAACCTTACCGGCTGCTTTGGTGAGACCGGTCGCAGCTGTCTTACCAACAGCAGCCCCACCAAAGGTGATCCAGTTGAGCGGGTCGCTAACAACGTCAGCGAGGAACGATCCGCCGAACTTCCCTACTTTTGTGAGTAGGTTGTCGTCATCGTCAACGGAGAGGGCCTCAGTGCTGCCGAAGCCTTCTCCCTCAAAGCGGGCGCGGTCAAACTTCTCTTTCCAGTCCTCGGTGCTGAAACCCTCATCGGACCCGATGTCACCCAACTCGGTAAGGGTAGCGTAAACGGCGCCGCGTGCTATTTCGAGAGGAGAGAGGATCTTTGATAGCAGGCCAGGCTTCTTCTTGTCCTCGGCGGAAGAGTACAGGCCAAGCGCACCAGCCTTGCCAGTAGCCCGTTCAAAGGCGCGCGCGCCTGCGCTGGCGGCATCGTCGCCGCCAGCTTCCCCGATGTAACTAAGGAAGTCTTGCCATCTCGTGCTCATACCTGAAACCTTTTGGGCGACGCTTTTCTATGCGGCGCCCGAACCTACTTCTGGACTCTCTCGGTGTAAGTGTTGCCGTACTTGTCCTTGAAGAACGCCCACCCCGCCTTATCCACCCGGTCAAGTTTGAGCTTGCCCTGGTAAGCAAGGGCGGCAAGAGACCCGCCCGACCTCTGGTAGGAGGAGATCTCAGAGGAGAATGCCTTGCTATCGGTAGCGCGTTGCGTATCCTTGATCGTGGTCTCAGACGCCTTCTGCTTCTTATCGATAGCCTTCCACGCCTCATCGACGTTCTTCGGCAGGTTGTTGGCAACAAGCCAGTTGTCGAAGTCTGGCCCAAGCTTGCTGCGCAGATCGTTGAAGGTTTCCTTGAACTTGTCCTTGCCGCCGCCGTAGTCCTTAGAGGCGGAGGTAAAGACGCGATACGAGATGTCAGACGACGCCGCGCCGGTCGCAGTCTCACCGGACATAATGCGCTCAGCCTCGTAGCCCATAACCTTGTCTCGCCAAGCGTTAGAAGCCTTGACAGCATCCTCTGCCTTAGTGAGTTCGATCTTGGCGAGAAGTTCATCTTCGGCACCGGCGAGGTCAGTGAGGGCTGCTTGGCGTCGAGCAGCCGCTGAACGAGCAGCTGCCTCTTCCCGCTGAATACGCTGACGCTCGGCCTCAATGAAGCGCGCCTGGGCTTCTTCCTTGGCGGCCTGCGCGAGCGAACTGTACTCACCGAGGCGAGCAGCAGATGCTGTCCCTGCGCTTGCCCCAAGAAGAGCAAGTTCCTGGCGACCGATCTCAGCAATGTTCTGGGCTGCGGCACCGGAAACAGCACCGGCCTGAGTAAGGGCACCGGTAGTAGCGGCAGCTTCACCCGATACCGGCCCAGCACCAACAACAGCCTGTTGGTCTGACGCAATCTGTGCGGTGACAGCGGCGTTGCGCGCTGCGGTTTCGGCAGCAGCCTTATCGAATAGCGCCTGTGTAGCCGCCGCTGCTACGGCAGGGTCGATCTCGGCGCGACGTTTCTCAATGTCTCCAATAGCGCGCTGGAATGCGGTTTCTGTTGCGGAGGCTGCTTCCTGGCGGCGGCGCTCTACGCCAGCCTTCTCTGTTTCAAGAGCGGCGAGGTCGGCTTTGCTTGCCTGACGACGAACACCAGGACCGCCCATACCGAGAATAGCCTGACGCTTCTTCTCGATGGCAGACTTAGTAGCGTTGATGTAGGCGGTGTAGTCCGGAAGCTGCGCCGGACCATAGCCCATAGCCCTGAGTTCTTCCTCAATGCTCTTCGGGGAGACAGCACTACTGGTAGAAGCCGAGGCACTGATCTGCTGGTCAAGCCAGGTTGAGCCGCCGGTGTCACTCATTTTGCGATCCCCTGTCGAAGTTTGGCGCTACGGTCAATGAGAGACTGAATGCGGAGCCGTTCAAGTTCTGCGTCACGCTCGCGGCGCGAAATGTCGAGCTGGCGGGTCATTGCCTCTTCCTGGGCGGTACGCTCTGCGGTGAGACGGGCCGCCTCGTTAGCGGTCTGCTGGGCGATGTCGCGCATGCCCTTGCCGAGGAACATCGGGGAGAAGCCAAGGCCGCCCTCGCTGAGCTGCTCACGAAGTTGCTGGCCGGACTCATAGCCGCCGCGCTTCATAGATTCAAGTGTGTCCTGGTAGCGTTGGAGAAGGAGTCCGCGCTGCTCGGCGGTCTGCGCTTCGAGGTTCTTGTAGCCCTGACCGGTCACACCGATCTGCTGGTCGTACATCATCTGCTCTTCGGCGCTCAATGCGGGAAGTTCAGGAGGCGGAGCGACAGCCCCGGGGGTAGCGGCAGGAGTGTACTTGCCTTCTGAGCCCTTGACCTTTACCCACTTGATGCCGTTCCAGCGGACGTCGTAGTTGCCCTTGCCCTTCTTGACGGTACCGACCGGGATTTTCTTCTTGCCCTTGTTCTTGTTCTTGTTCTTGTTCTTGTTCGCGTTGGTGCGGGCTTGCGTGTCAGCGGTTCCCATAACGGGCTGAGTAGTGCTGGTAGTAGTAGTCTCGTCCATAAGGCCTCTCTATGTGGGCTTTGAGCCGTCGGGGGTGGTTACGGTGCTGTCAGGGCGTCGATCCACGACGGACCACCGGAGGTGGCGTTTGTCAGGATAACGCTTGTGTTGTCTGTATTGGCCGCGTTCTTGATGAACACGTAGGTTTTTGAGGTGGTGTTTCTTTGAACTGCTCGGGCCAGGGCGAATCCTGAGCCAGCCGGGATAACGTAGTCGCCGTGGTAGATGGCTGCGGTGGTGGTACCGTCGGTTCGCCAGTGCGCAGGGATACAACGGTTTGCCGATCCGAGAGGTATGGCGTAGTCTTCTCGCACCGCACCGTACATTACGACCTCGTTGTTACCGAGGCTGGACAGACCGCCGAACAGCATCAGCTCTCCGTCTGCTGCGAGGCCGGTGGTGCTTGTGATCTGGCTGTATGAGGTGACGGCAAGGTTTGTGCGGTTGACTCGGGCGAACCCCCAGGTTGCTGGGGCGGTGCTGCGGAAAGCATAAACGAGGTCCCCGTCCGTGTCGATGTCTGATGATCCCATAGCTCGGGTAGAGGACGGTCGGGTTGTGCTGCCACCGAGATCTGTGCCGTAACTGCTCCACAGGAAGTTGTTGGGCGACGTTCCAGTTGTGAATGTAAGAGAGCTGGCTGCCACATTGGTAAGAGCCGTAGCCATCTGACTTGACCCGGAGAGCTGGAACGCAATGTAGAGTCGTCCGTTCTTTGCCCGCCCGAACACGTTGTAAGTTTGGGAGGCGCTGATAGAACCAGTACCTGCGTTGGAGTACCCGAACGGGTTGGTGATGGTGGATAGTGTTCCTGCGGAGTCTATCGAGTAGATCTTCCACGCCGTCACGCCGCCGCTTATGCCGAGAAACCAGGCACGGTTATCAGATACCCCCATAAACACAGGAGTCTGGATGTTGTAAGTAGACCACACACCAGTAGAGGAATCCCAGCGCTCCACCAAGTTGATCGCACCAAAAGGGCTCGTAGAGTATCCCCAAGTCAGGAACAGCGATGTTCCCATAACACCGATACCTTGAAGCACAGCGCCAGCCACCGGAGCTAACCTCGGCACAATCGTAACAGATCCTGTCTCAACATCATAGATAGCAACACCAGGCTCTGCTGTCGTACCGCCGGAGCGCGCAGGCATCACCACAATACGACCTGCGTACCCGAGAGCACCGCTGCCATACCAGGCAAATCCCATGTGCGTAGCATAGGTCGGGTTTGTCATGGAGTTCGTGTTAGTGAACGTCAAACCTGCCACCAGTGGCGGGTTGTGCTGATTAGCCAGCTGGTCGCCGTCATACGGGAAGTTGTTGTTAGACTGCGGGTTGGTCGTGATGATCGGCGTGTAGCCTCCCGCGTTAGAGAAGATACCCACCGCGATAGGGTCCGTGATACCTGTCGCATAACCAAGCGTCACCACGTCGCCAGCATACAGACCAAACCCGGTAGCGTTGTAGAACGGCTTGACCAGACCAGCAATGTCCACCGTGCCGGTCTTGATGGTATCGACATAGGTTACCACCTCGCCATTCACAAGCTCGGAACCAACACCAGACACAACCGTGGCAGTAGAACCAGGCAAGGTTCCCGTGCCAGTAGTAAGGTCGGTGATAAGGCGTTCCTGGCTGCGCTCGTCAGCAAGACCCACCGGGCTTGCCAGGATCGGCTGCCGGTTAGAGAGCTTGGCGTCTTCCTGCGCGGTCATCGCGACGGCTCCCCAGCAGACACCCAGAAGGTCATCGACTCGACCTCGATGTCCCCGGTGAAACCAAACGAAGCGCTCGCCTCAACCGCATAGCCGATACCAGCCTGGGTCACATACTCGAAACGCTCACCAACCGTCTCGTCCAGAGACACCTGATAACTCGCAGAGGTCGGCGCAAGGGCAGGTCCTGCGGTAGTCTCAATGCTGGTGAGCTTGGCCGAGTTCTGGCCAGAAGCGCGAACACCAACACGATGCCACAGGGCACGCCGGTGCGACTGGTCACCCTCCTGCTCCACAGATAGCGTGGCGCTCGACAGACGCAAGGGCAGAACGGTGGCCCCGTTCAGCAACCCTCTTGGGCCGTCATCATAGCCGACAGCGAACCTATAGACCTTGCCCTCCATCAGGAAGAACATTGCGTTCCCAACCGCCGTAAGGCTGTCGACGTGTCCATCAGAGACGGGCGTAGGGAGCACAAGCTCTGTCCAGGCCCCGGAACCACCAAAAGAGCGGAAACAGAGGAGACGCCCACCACGAGAAGCGAACAGCCACGGACCGACGGTAGCCACGTGGTCACGCTCCGTGGCCGGACTATAAGGGGCGATAGTGTCTCCGTCAAGCCGGACGATCCCGGAGCCGTTAGTGTGCCACACGCCACCAAGACGGTCGATGAACACGACAGTTCCAGTATCGGCCCACTGACCGAGGAACGACCGGTGGAATGTCGTTGTCCGCAGCGGGGCGTTCAAACCAGTCCGCAGCGTCTCGATACGGAAGTTGGCCGCAGAGCCACGCAAGAGTATGACGCCATCCCGCCCTGAGGCATTCGTGGTGAAGATCAGCAGCCCGGTATCAATCACGGCGAGGCCGACAATCTGCGCCTCGGCAGAGCACGGAACGACGACGCTCAGCGGGTCATAGGTGTCAATGGCACCGGCGTCAGAGAACCACAAGGCGTTCTTGTAGCGCTTGACAGTTCCGGATCCGAGGGTCTGGTCTGTGCCAGTGCTCGCAAACCACTCGATGTCACCAAGGACCAGTTTGTCTCCCCAGAGGATACCGCAGTTGGCTCGCGGCATAACACCAGAGTCGGAGATGTAAAGGTTAGCGATAGTGGGGTGTGGGATACGGGAAGGGTAGGTCTTCGTGTAGGTGTAGCTTGACAAGGTGTTAGCCGCCGACTCGTAGATCACAACCGGGGCCCCAGTCAGCGGGTTGGTGTTGAGAAGCATGCCGTTCTTGCCGTAGAGGACAACATCAACCGAGGTTGTCTCCCCGGACACAAGCGTGGTCACCGTCTGCTTAGCTGCCTCATACGGGATCTCGCCAATGAACTTGTAGTCATCATTAGCGGTAATGGACGCGAACGCGTTCCAGGTCAGAGACGGGGACGGGGCGTCGAACGCAGGAGCCAACGTCCACCAAACTGTGCCGTCGGTCTTGATGCCAAGCAGATAGTCAGAGTTGGCGGAGAACCCACGGATAGCCAGCCAGTCGGTAGCCGATCCGAAAGATTGGAGCGGCCACTGCGAACGCAGCGACACAGCAGACTCCAACACGAAGCCCTTAGCCTCAGACACAGAGTCGGCAGCAAAGTCATCGGCGGAGAACGTTTCGGAGATGCCACCGGAAAAGTCGGTTAGACGGACGGCGCGCATCTCACCACACCTGGTTCCGTGCTGAGCGGCGACGCCCGATACGGCCCCCGATGTTGAGAGTAGGCCGACTGGACGCGAGCAGCAGGCGCTTCATCTCATCGATCACCTCAGAGACACGGCGCTCGTAGGACTGAATGCGACCAGTGTTGTCAGCCTCGCGCTCCAAGATAAGAGCCGACGCCATGTAGGCAATGCCGTGACGGAACGAAGCCGGGATGAGAGGAACGTCCGTAGAGAGCACCATCGTAGTCGGATCAAGCACCACGCGGGCGGTAACAATGAACGGGTCAGACGGGATCGGATAAAGGGTAAGCGTGTTCGTCGCAGCGTCCCACTCATAGTCGCGAGGGTAGGCAGTGTTCTCCTCCTGAATGCGCGGCTGCGCCCGCTCAAACAACTGCCACGGCTTAGCGCCAACCTCGGACCTGGCATACACGTCGATGACGCGCTGAGCGGTTCGACCGGCAGGAAGTGTCAGCGACACCGTATCAACGCTGACGGTGGCAGTCGCCTCAGCAGTGTGGACCAGGAACGGCCAGTCTGCGGCAAGGCAGAGAAGAGTCTGCGCCTCGTTGATAAAGGCGTCAAGCTCTGCGTCGGTCAAGATGGTTGTTGACAGAATCGAAGTCAATGATCTGACACGGGTTCTGAGTGCGGCAAGGTTCATAGCGAGTTCTCCACCAGAGCACCGTTGCGTCGGGGGTGGCATCTAAACGCAGACAGCAGAAAGCCCCCAGGATTTCCCGGGGGCTTTCCACGCCGCTATGCTTTCAAGCGGTTTGTGCGTCCGGTGGTAGGAACCGGACTATCAGGCACCAGATTAGGCGGTGCGGATGAGGAGACCGTGAGCGCGACGCTCGGTGGTTCCGAGAGCGAGCATCGTTGCCATCGGCACGACGTCGGTCAGGGTTCCCTGAACGCGCTGGGTCTTCTCAACCTTCATGAAGTACCCGGAGAGGTAGCGGGCTACCAGGCTCTTGGTGTTCAAGAAGTAGGCGCGGTCCGCCGGGCAGTCGGTTCCGTCACGACGAACCACAACACCGTCGAAGCGCAACTCGCGGAACCGGGTGTCACCGGAAGCGAGAGCGTTGTAACGGATCTGGTCGTCGAGCGAAGCTTCGTACTCGTCGAACACATCGGCACCTGCGATGATGATGTCAGCCTTCTTGCCGGACGCATCGAGCACACCGTTGGCCACCGTGCGGAACGCAAGGCGGATGTCGGTAGCGGTCCCGATGGACTCGCGGGTGGACTGCCAGTAGGAGTTCACCGAAGAGTCGATCCCACCGAGGTTGTAACGGCCAACCGCGACAGCAGCGTCGTCGGAAGCAGCGTTACCCACGATGGCGTCGAGGGAGTTGAAGGGGGTCGAACCATCAGCGACGTCCGAAGCGTCAGCGTGGAGCCAAGCGGCCAAAGAGGTCGCGTGGTCATCCTTCGCAGCTTGGAGGTGCGCCTTCACGAGGTCGATGACCTTGTTCGGACCCTGGTTCAACGCCAGAGTGCGGAAAGCCACCGAAGTCGGGGTGATGATCGGGTTGGAGTATTCGTACTTCGCAACACCGGCAATCGCACCGTCAACGGCGGTGCTGAAAGTTCCGAGGTCGGAAGCAGCGAAGTTAGTCTTGCCGAGCAGCGTGCCACGGACCGGGATCAGGATGGACGGACCGTCACCCTTTTCGATGACGCCCTTCAAGGCATCAAGGGTAGGGTGCGACTCCATGACCTGATCCACAAGCTCGCCTTCGAGCTTCTGGACGGTCGTGCTAAGCAGCTCGTCAAAGTCGTTATGACCAATGGGCATTTGATTTACCTCCTCAGGTAAAGGGTTGGGTTTTGCGCCGACCCCACCTTAGGGCCGGTCACTTTGTGGCTTTGCGTTTGGATTCCAGTTCCGCTACCGCTTCCGCGATAGCTGCGTCCCAGTCACCCTTCTTGCGCGGCGATGGCGTCGGACCCGAAGCCGACGGCTTCGACACCACCCGAGACGACTGCGTTTTCTTCTTACGCGCAGCAGCCTCAGCCGCTCGCTGCGCGGACAACCCACGAAGCCGCTTGGCTTCAAGAGCGTCATACGCAACGTGGAGGCCAACCCCGTCGTTCTCTGCGGCGTATTCCAAGAGCCTGGTTTTCAGGTCAAGGAGTTCCACTTCGTCCATCGAGGAAACCTCCGGATTCGATTTCACAACACGCTCCCACTGCTTGTTCAGCTCGGAAAGGTGCTGTTCCACCTCGGCCTCATACGCCTTCACCTGATCAACCTTCGCCTGCTTCTTCTCTTCCAAAGCAAGGCGACGCTCGACCTTAGTGACGCGCTCCTCAGTCTTGACTTGGTTCTTGATCCGGTTGACAACTTCATCAGTGAAGCCGATCATCTGGGCCAGGTCATCTTCCATCAAGTCGTTGGCGGCCAACTTGATAAGCACTTTGACGGCCAGCAAGTTAGCGTCAGCGCTTCCGTTCTCAGCGAGTGAAACAACCGCGTCAGCGAAGATGTCCTCCGCATCAACAAGTTCCGCACCAGCAGCGAACCCGGCGATGACCTTAGCAGGATCGGTTTCCCAGATCTGCTCCAACTGTGCCAGATAGTCCAGACGCTCCTTCTCGAACGCCATCTCATCCTCGAATGCCTTCCGCTCCTCAGCGAGGGCCTGGGTCTTCTTGGTGAAAGCAGCTTTCAGTTCGAGAGCCTCTGATACCTTCACCTCGCGGCCATCAATGCGGACAACTGCGTCCGGATCCAAGTCGATGATGTCGCCGTCGTCTTCCGGGGCGTCATCCTCTTCCTCTTCACCTTCCTCTGCGTCCTCGTCATCGGACAGTTCGTCAGTATCGGGGTCCTCCTCGGACTCTCCCACCGGAAGCTCGGTCTCTTCGGACTGCTCCTCGGCTACTTCCTCCACTGTCTCGGCCTCTGCCTGCGGAACTACCAGTTCGGTAAGAACCTCTTCCAGGCGCGCGTTGAAGTCTGTGCTCATCATTCCCTACCTTTCGAGTGCTAAACCCCCAAGATCGCTGGTCCGGCCAGTTCCTGTGGTGCTCTTTCGAGCGGGCGTGCGGGAACACGCCCTCAATCTAAGCGTAAAACCGTCGGGTCATTCAGACGCCATACGGCGAATAGCCTCACGGCGGGCAAGCCGGGACTTCTTCTTGCGAGCAGCCTGCTCGTCCTTAGGGGTGCGCTTCTCCTCATCAGCCCACTTGCGGGCAAGGTCAGGCATCTTGGCCCACATGTACTTGCGCTGATTCTCAGACTTGAACGGCATTACCACTTCACCTTGTCCGCCCAGTAAGCAGCGCTCAACGGGCCTTTATCAATGTTGCTGGCGTGCCGAGCCTTGAACGCCTCACGGCGCTTGCGATAAGACTCCGACTCGCCTTCTTTCTTCGGGGAACCAGAAACACCCTGCTGGCCGAACCGGATCAGGCGGACGGTATCGCCGTCCTTAGCCACAACAACGTGGCTCTTCGTAGCGTGTCCGGGGGTGCGCTTAGGCTTATTTACCTTCGCTACACCAGCCCGGCGCAGCAGGGCCTCAACGCGAGCTTTTTCCACGCGGCTTCTCGCCTTCCTCAGCGCAGGCAACGCACGGCTCGCCACAGCACGGGCACGCACAATCCTCGTGCTCACCCATCTCGTCCTCGGAACCGGAGTCCTCAGACTCTCCGTTCTCCTCGTACTTGCCGCCACCCTTGGCCTTCTTCTGATCGCCGATCATAGCGATGACAATGCGTAGCGCGTCTTCCTTTGCTTTCTTCACAGGTTCACCTGTCCTTCCTCTTGGGCGGGCATAGGCTCTCCACCGAGAAGCTCCATCAACGCGGAGTTACTCGCAGGTGCGCCAGCACCCGGAAGCGGCGCCATGCCCATCATCGCTTCCTCTTCCGGAGTGATCTCTTCCTCACCCGAAACCATTTCTGGACCGGCCATAGGGGCCTCAACCGGCGCCGGAGGTGGAACACGAATACCAAGTTCGTCAGGGTCAAGACCCATACGGCGCAACGCCGACCGGACAAGACCATCGATCTCGTAGCCAAGACCAGCAACAGCCGGAACAATCTGAGTCAAGATAGACATACCTTCCTGGCGGCGAGACGCACGCGACTGACCGTTCAGCGAGCCGGTCTCTACACGCACCTGGAACTCGCCAACAATGTCGTCGCCGGTGACCGTAGGCCACATCGACCCATCAGGACCAGCGAGACGCAACGCGGTGCGGGTCGTCATAAACTCCTGCGACAGAAGAAGGATAAGGGTGAACATACGGGCCGCAGCCTCTTCGATGTTGAGCTGCTTGTCTGCGGCACGAGTTTCCGCGATACCTTGCGCCACAGCTGCTGCGGTAGCCGACATACGGTCCGCACCCATACCGCCAGTCTGGAAGTCGTTGAACGCGAGCACCTGGTCCATCACGCCCATCAACGCAGACTGCGTATTTACCACATCGCCAGGAAGCGGCATACGCTCCAACGGCTTGATGATACGCGACGGGTCTTCCGTAGTCGGACCGTTGAGGAAAACAACCTGATCGTCAGCGTCGGACTCCAACGCCGAGATAGCCTCAGCGTCAAGGCTGCCCTTCATCGCAAGATACTTACGGCCAGAACGGTAGAGGTTGTCGATGATACGGGTCCAGACATCGTTCAGACGAGCCTGAATACCAGCGATGTTCTCCAAGTCGCCGAAGCCCCAGAAGTCAGACGGGCGGGAACGGTAGTTCGCCATGTGAACAAACGGAAGGTAACGGTGCGAATACGGCCACGGACCATCGTAAAGAGGTTCGTTGCCGTCAAGCTGGAACACCTTCAAGTTGCGGGCGCGAGCGTCCCAGAACTCGTAGATCTCAGCCTCTTCGGTCTCCTGATAGAACGCCTCATACTCGCGACCAAGCATCAGGTCGGAACGAGCCGGAATAGACTTGATGTCCTTGCCCGGGAAACGGTCACGCAGTTCGTCAAGCGGGGCGATGATACGCTGAGCAACCCAGCGAGTCTCGTCAAGACGACGCGCGTTCGCAGGAAGGAACAAGTCATACGGACGCATGTAGGCAATGTAAGGTTCGTCAGAGACAACGCGCGCCTCGGTGGTCGCAAGATACTTGCGGATCTCGTCCGGGTCTGACGGCTCACGGTTCTCCGCAAGAGCAGAGGTAGCGTCGATGGCCAGAGCCAAGTCAAGGCGCTCCTGAATGACCTCAGGATCAACCTCGATCTCTTCCTCAACATACGCCCAGTCCACCTTACAGACGCCGTTGCCGAGAACAACGAAGTCCTGAACCATGTCGCGCAGGGTGCGAGTCCCGTTCGAGCGCGTCCAGTAGTATTCGCAGACAGCCTCGGTGATCTTGGCTATCCGCTCTGAGTCCTCACCGCCCGTCAAAGGCACCGAGACAGGGCGGGGGTCGCGAGCAGTGAGCTGCGCGATTTGAAGGTTCAGCCGGGGCAGAACCAAGTTCATCGTTTCCAAATCTTCCAGGGTGAGGCTGTCCCAGAGCGTCCCGGTCAGAACCTCAGCGGACAGACGACCGGCGCGACCAGTGCGGAACAGGTGTTCCAGGGTCTCCCACCAGTCGTGGCGGGCACGCGAACGCAGCAGGGCATCCTGAACAAGGGTCCTGGCATCTGCGAACTCGAACGGTTTCATCATCTCGACTGTCTCCTACTGTTTCGAACCCAGCGGCGCATCTCACGGGTATCCTTTTGCCGCTGTTGCTGCCAGCGGTTTTCCAGATTCTGTTTGACGTGCGATAGGTCCAGGGTGATGACGGTCTCACCGTCTCCACCCCTCTCATCTGGGCGCTTGGTCGTCGGGGATAGAGCGACCACGCTCTGCCTACACACATAGGCCCCGATAGCCACCGCAAGAACGTGGTCGTCGTGCGCCCCAACGTCCGCCGCAACCGACCCATCGGCGCGGATAACGAAACTTCCGAGTTCGTCACGCAGAACAGCGGGGATACCTTGAAGCAAAAGCTCCCCAGTCAGCTCATCAGGGACCAGAATCTCGGCCAGATGGTTGATAATGAGGGGTCTTGTGGAGCGGGTAAGTGGGAAACCGTAGTAGTCAAGGACGCGTCGGCCCCGGGCCATCGGCTGAACGTAACGATACAGGTTCGGATACGACAGATCGCGCAGACGACCAACGACGGTCATACCGCCACCGCCACCAGACGGCTGGTATTCGCAAGCCATCAGCGCTGCGGTCCCCTCCCGGTTGGTGAAGAACCGTCCGAACAGGTCAATCATGTCGGCAAACGCCGTAGGCTCCAAAGTGTTGTCCGCAATGTAGCCCAAAAGTTCAATACCGCCCGTTTCGCTCAACGCCATTGCGTAGGCAACCGCCGAGTCACCGCCAACACCAGTAGCCGGGTCAGCAGAAACGACAACTTGACGGTTTGTAAAGACGCTGGTGTCTGTTGGATCGAACGCAAGACGCACCGGCCCGGTATCCACCATCACAAAACGGTATCCCTGACCGTCGCGTATCAGCTCGCCACGGAACGGAAACTCGTCAAACTCTTCGAACGGCGGCAGGTGCTGGAAGCGTGACGAACCGGAAGAACGGAATGCGTCCTCAATGCTGTCAGGGTATTCAGCGGCGAAGTTCCACGGCTCGGCTGCGTACTCGGCGCGTTTCTGCTCAATGATAGATCGGTCCACGCCGCCTTCCTCGGCCAGCGGGTTATTCAGACGCGACACGTGCCACGGAAAGAACACCGCCTTGTATCTGGTCTTGCCGGAACGGGCATCGCGGAACATACGAGCAAAGAAGTTCTTAGCGCCGCGCGCTGTGGAGATACAGATCATAACCACACCGTCTGCTGAGCTTGACGCTGCGGCGTCCGCAGTAGGGGCAAGCGCACGGTATGTTTCCTCCGGTGTAGCCCAGAGCGCCATCTCGTCTGCGACGATAAGGTCAGCGGTTCGTGACGCACCAGAACCAGCGGTCGCAACCATCGACTCGATAGTGGCGGTGGAACCATCGCGGTGACGCCAGGTCCATTTGGACGCTGCGCTGTTGATAAGCTGCGGAGAGCGGCTACGCATCCACTCTGGCAGGAACGTCCACATGTGTGACACCATGTCAAGGTTGGCGTCAGCGTCTGTTTGCTTCTTGCTAACCACAAGGATAGTGGCACCGCCCGGGCGGAACATCACCAGCCACAGAGCATACGCCATCGCAAGCGTGGTCAGACCAAGCTGACGTGCTTTGAGGACGATAAGGAAACGACGCACGAAGAAGTCTGTT